TGGAGACACCGCAATAGAACAACAATTAAATACTCAGTGTTTAAAACGTCGTTTAAATGTTCTCAATTAATAACTAGAATATATAGAGTGTTGCTAGGTGAAGAAGATTTACCAGTATCTGAACGTAGCACTTTTTTTAACAATAAATCATATACAGACAAAGTTTATAACAAAGCTATTGATGATATGATAAAAGATAATACAAGATGAAAAAACAAAGTGGTTTTAAAATGAAAGGTTTTAGTGGTTTTGGTAACTCACCAGTAAAACAAGATCTTTTAAATACAAAAATAAAAGATATTCCAGGTAAAGTAAAAAAATCTGTAAAAAAATTAGGTGATAAAACTGTAAAAGATGTTATTAAAATGACACCACCAGGCCAAACTTACCAACGTGTTCAAAAATTGCTTAATCTTTTTAGATCACCAAAAATTAATATAACTAATCTTCCAATGGGTGGAATAGAAGCAGTTAGCGAAAGGCTTGGCACTATGACAAGAACTAAAACAAAACCTGATAAACCTGCTAAAGGATTAGAGCCAGAAATAAAAATAAAAAAGATGAAAGTATTACCTGTTAAACCAATGCCTAAAATTAAACAAAAAAGATTTGATAAAGTAACAAAAACTTTTAGATAATGGCATATAAACTAGGTAAAGCATATAAACCTTATATGACAAACGGTAATTTAAGAACTAAAATGAGATTTAGTCAAGAGGCTGGTAGTGATGCTTCTGTGCCTGGCACACCTGTTATTAGAAAACCTTTAGCGCCTGGCGTTATGGGTGAGGCTAATATGGATGGTACTATATTTATTAGTGATAAAATAGTTCCTGGAAGTAAAGAAGAAAAAGAAGTTTTAAACCATGAGATGAGACATGCTACTGACATGCGTATAGGTAAACTAGCTTATGGAGATGACTTTGTAAAGTATGATGGCACTACTTATGAAAGAAAAGATATTAACGGTAAAGACATGATTATAGTTGACGGTATTGCAAAAGAAGCTGGTGATCATGACTTTCCATGGGAAAATGATGCAAATAACGGTAAATAAATGAGCTTAATAGGTAATATAGATAATATACCAGTATTCACAAGTATAGCTGAAGCTGAGCTTTGGGGTAGTCAATACAATATAACAGGACATCACACACATACTATACTAGGTGTAACTGGATATATGGCTGGTACTACACATGCAGATATTACAGCTGCAGATTTAACTGTAGTTGTAAACCCTATAACACCACAGCAATTAATGAACGCAACTGGCTCAAGTTCTTCACCAACGCCAGTAGCACAACAAAGTTCTAGTTCAAGTAGTGGTGGCGGCGGTGGAGGATATTAAAAAATAAATTATGAGTATATTAAGTAAAGTATTTTCAGCAGGAGCTGGAGAGCTTGTAAAAAACGTAGGTGGAGTATTAGATAATCTAACTACAACAAAAGAAGAAAAATTAGCTGCACAAGCTAAAATAAAAGATATGATAATGGGTTACGAAGCTGAAATGCAAAAGCAAGTAACTGAAAGATGGAAGCTTGACATGAACAGTGATTCATGGTTGAGTAAGAATATAAGACCGCTAGTATTAGTGTTCTTAGTAGTAAGCACAGTGTTATTGGTATTTATAGATGCTGGCTTTATAAAATTTAACGTAAAAGACTCATACGTAGATCTTTTACAATTAGTATTAATAACTGTGATCGGTGCTTACTTCGGTGGTAGATCATTAGAAAAAGTAAAAAAATAAAATTATGGGAAAATTTTTTAGTGTAAATGTAAATCCAGATTGTATCAATGGAGATGTTTCTGAAAACAACGGTACAGACGATATAGGCATTGGTGAGATAGTATTTGATTGGACGGCAGTAGATGTTCCTAATGGATCTAGCCTGCTAAGAAGTATTATAGCTGTTGCAAACGGTGAAGACGGGGCGGTTGCTGGTTCTGCTATTGATATTGAATTATTATTTGCAAAATCAATAGACGGTATTGCACCACCTTCTTTAGGTGCTATTAACGCGTTACCAGGTGCTGCAATGCATGGAACTAACTCTTGGTCAAACCACGTAGTTGGAGCTTTTAGATTAGAAGGTGTAGCTGGAGATGGTACGTTAGGTAAAACCCCTACAAGAGTTGTTTATACAGCGCCTGGTAACGGTGCTGATACTAACCTTGGAGGTCCAACTGTAATGGACACTGAAGCTAATACTGGTACAACAAAAGGATTTGGTAAACTATACGTTGCTGGAATTCAGGTAACTGCAAGAAATTACGGAACTGGAGTTTTAGCTGATGGGGCAGTTGATGCTTCTTCTGCTCAATCTACAACTGTAACTGTTAAAACTACAGATGCTAGAAAACTATTTAGTATAGGAGATCAAGTTTATGTTGTAGGTAACGATACTCCAATACCTGGTACGTTAACTAAAGTAGAAGCTACTACGTTAACATTTTCAACAGCTAATACAACTGTAGATATTGGTGATGGTGTTGAATTATTAAACGCAAATCCATACAAAATTAAACTTGGGTTTGAACAATAAATAAATAAATTAAATTAACTTAAATTAAATAAAAATGGCAAAAAAAGAAAAGTTGGTTGACTTAAAACCAGAAAAAATAACTGACGAGCAGTTAAAAAAATTACAAACTGTAGTTAACAATATAAATAGAGCAAATATAGAAGTTGGTAGAATTGAAGCACAAAAACATAGACTGCTTCATGACGCTGTTACTTTACAACAAGACTTGCAAAACATGCAGAGTGAGTTTGAAAAAGAATATGGCACTGTTAATATAAGTATTGAAGACGGCACAATAAAATATCCAGAAAATGGCGAGGCTGATAAGAAAGATTAGTGTAGGTAAAGACTACAAGAATGACGCCATGCATTACGCTGTAGGTCAAGAAGTTTATGGTGGACATACTATTTGTGATATAATAGAAGAAGAAGAAAAGTTTTCTATATATATCAAGAAAAATAAAGATGTTTTACCATGGAAAGACTTTAATAAAAACATGGCTGTATCTGTAGAGTATAATCTAGAATACTAATGAAAAGCGTTTACAGCTTTGTTGTAACGCCAATAGGTAAAAGATATAATAACGTAAAGAAGGTTGGAGACAAAGAGTTAATTATTAACACTGAAATCTTCAACCATCAATACGTTAACAGAAGAGCAAAAGTGTTATCAGTACCTATAGTTGGCGATACAAATATAGAAATAAATGACGATGTTATATTACATCATAATGTTTTTAGACGTTGGCATAATCAACATGGTATTGAAAAAAATAGTAAAAGCTATTTTAACGAAAACACTTATATAGTACAGCCAGATCAAATATTCTTATATAAAAGATTTTGGGAGTGGCGTACACCAAAAGGTTTTTGTTGGGTTAAACCTATAAAAAACAAAGATAAATACGCTAATAGCGAAACACAAGAAAATATTGGTATTGTAAAATATACTGATGGTACTTTTAAAGTAAATGATTTAGTAGGTTTTACACCAATATCTAACTACGAGTTTGTTATTGATGGTGAGTTATTGTATAGAGTGTATACTAAATTTATTACAATTAAATATGAATATCAAGGAAACGAAGAAGCTTATAATCCAAGCTGGGCACAAAGCAGTTGAAGAACTAATTAACGTTGCTAAAGAAAAAATAATAACTAACACAGAAGATGATGTTAGCGCTGATAGATTAAAAAACGCCGCAGCTACAAAAAAGCTAGCTATATTTGATGCGTTTGAAATATTGAATAGAATACAAGAAGAAGAGAATATACTTGATGGTAAAGAGGTTGAAGATAAAGCAAAAGTATTTAAAGGTTTTGCTGAAGGTAGATCAAGATGAGTTACAAACAAACATTAGTTAAAATAATCGAACCTATAAAACGTACGACTATAACTCGTATGAATAGGGGTAAAAAATGGAAATATGGATATAATAAAGAACACGATATTATCGTTATATCAAAAACTGGTACAATTGGTGAAGTCATTGAAATGCAAGGTTTACGAATTGCGTTACCAAAGATGCCAACCAACGTGCACGTGCATGCCAAACGTAAATGGCAAAAGCTAGAATATCCAAAAGAATTATCTAAACTAAAAAATATATTTGACTGGCGTAGTTATCCTGAAGAAGCTAAAGANNAGTGGTATGATTATATAGACGAAGAGTTTAAACGAAGAGANGAAGGNTTTTGGTTTGACAACAACGGTACACCAACGTATATAACAGGTAGTCACTACATGTATTTACAATGGAGTAAAATAGATGTAGGTGCACCTGATTTTAGAGAAGCTAACCGCTTATTTTTTATATTCTGGGAAGCTTGCAAAGCAGATGTTAGGTGTTACGGTATGTGTTACCTTAAAAACAGACGATCTGGTTTTTCGTTTATGTCATCAGCTGAAACAGTTAACTTAGCTACTATATCAAGTGATAGTAGATATGGTATATTATCTAAAAGTGGAGCAGATGCAAAAAAAATGTTTACAGACAAAGTTGTACCAATATCTGTTAACTATCCGTTTTTCTTTAAACCGATACAAGATGGTATGGATAG